GAAAGTTCTGTAACATTCTTGGGATTTGAAGAACAACAAGAAGAAAGAAAGCGTGATAGAGTTAAAGAACTTTTGGAAAAAAGAAAATTAAGAGAACAACAAAATAATTAAATTATAAAAAATGGAAAAAATATTAAAAGAAAATCCCAACCGATTTGTTATCTTCCCAATAGAACATGATGATATTTGGGAGTATTATAAGCAACACCAAGCAGCTTTCTGGACGGCAGAAGAAGTTGATTTAACAAATGATATCCGTGATTGGGAAAATTTATCGGATAATGAGAAATACTTCGTTAAGAATGTTTTATCATTTTTTGCGGCATCAGATGGAATCGTCAATGAGAATTTGGCGGAAAACTTTTTAAAGGAAGTTCAATATCCTGAAGCGAAATTCTTTTATGGATTTCAACTTATGATGGAGAATATTCATTCGTTAATGTATTCACTTTTGATTGATACATATGTTTCAAATCCTAAAGAAAAAGATGAGTGTTTCCATGCGATTGATAGATTACCGGCGGTTCAGAAGAAAGCATCATGGGCTCTCGATTGGATTAAGAATGCATCTTTCCAAGAAAGATTGGTTGCGTTCGCCGCGGTTGAAGGTATCTTCTTCTCAGGTTCATTCTGTTCAATCTTCTGGTTGAAATCAAGAGGAATCATGCAAGGATTATGTAACGCTAATTCATTAATCTTTAAAGACGAGAACTTACATTGTGATTTTGCAATTCACTTGTTAAATAATCACATAGAGGATAAACCAAGTGAAAAAAGAATTAAAGAAATCTTATTATCTGCTTTGGAAATTGAAAAAGAATTTATCACAGAATCTTTACCGGTTTCACTTATTGGTATGAACTCAAACTTGATGAAACAATATCTTGAGTTTGTTGTTGACGGACTTTTGGTTAAACTTGGATGTAAAAAAGAGTTTAATGTTGAACAACCATTTAAGTTCATGGAACAAATTGCGGTTGAGACCAAAGGTAATTTCTTCGAGTCAAGAACGATGGAATACCAAAAGGCAAAATTGAACGAAACAATAACATTTACAGAAGATTTCTAAACCATATAAATTATGATGTCATTAAGAATTAAAAAAAGAGGTGGAGAGGATGCTCCCTTTAATCCTCAAAAAATTTACAATAGAATTAAAAGAGCGGCAAAAGGATTAAATGTTAATTCTGACGAGATTTTTATAAAAGTAATAACTTCAGTTCCAACTGAAGGTTTGATTACAACAAAAGAATTGGATAAACTTGTTTATGAAATCGCTGCGGCATATACGGGTAGTCACCACGACTACTCAAGACTAGCATCATCAGTTGCTATTTCAGCGTATCATAAGGAAACTAAAGATAGTTTTTCAGAGACAATGATGGAACTCTATGAAACGGGAGTGGTTAATGACAAGTTTATTGAGACTATCAATAACTACGGACCGGAAAAAATTGATGAAGTTATTAATCATGATAATGATTATAATTTCGACTATTTTGCTTGGAGGTCATTACAGGAAATGTATTTGTTAAAAACACCACAAGGTAAAGTGATTGAAAGACCTCAACATATGTATATGAGGGTTGCGATATGGGTTACAAATTCATTTGAAGAAGCGATGGATTATTACAATTCATTATCGAACCAATTAATATCACCAGCAACTCCAATTATGATTAATTCGGGGACTAAAGTTCCTCAATTGGCTTCTTGTGTATTACATTACAACAATTCAGATTCTCGTAATGGTTTATTACAAACTTTGAATGATATCTCAACTTATTCTTCGGATGCTGCGGGTATTGGATTATCAATGTCTAATATTAGAAGTAAAGAAAGTAGAATTAATTCATCTGGTGGATTTGCCGGTGGATTATTGAAATACCTTAAGATTGTTAATGAGTCGTTGAGATTTTTTAACCAACAAGGAAGAAGACCTGGTAGTGCTGCGATTTACCTTGAACCATGGCATAAAGATATTATTGACTTACTTGAAATTAAAAAGAATACAGGTGCTGAGGAGTTGAGAGCAAGAGATTTGTTCACGGCATTATGGATACCGGATAATTTTATGAGAGCAGTTAGAGAAGGTGGAGATTGGTATCTATTTTGTCCTAATGAAATTATTAAGGCGGGAATTAAACCACTACAAGAATGTTATGGGGATGAATATGAATCAAATTATGATAAAGCTGTTGAAATGGGACTTGGAAAAAAAATCAAGGCTCAAGAGATTTGGACAAAAATTGTAGAGTCTCAAATTGAAACAGGAGTTCCATATCTATGTTCAAAAGACAACGCTAATAGAAAGACAAATCACCAAAACATTGGAGTAATCAAACAATCTAATCTTTGTAATGAGATTTACCAATATACGGACGAGGAAACTACTGCAATTTGTACCCTATCATCAATGGTGTTAAAGAATTTCATTAAGGATGGTAAATTCGATTATAACTTGTTAATCAGTGAAGTAAGGAAAGTTGTTAGAGCATTGAATAATGTGGTTGATAAGAATAACTACTCAACAGAAAAAGGGTTAAAAGGTGGTCTTGAACAAAGAGCAATTGCGATTGGAACACAAGGATTGGCGGATGTATTCTACTTGATGGATTATATTTTCACTTCAGAAGATGCGAAAACTTTAAATAAAAACATTTTTGAAGCAATTTATTTCGCAGCGGTTACTGAAAGTATGGAATTATGTAAGTCAGGAGTTAGAACTCCTTATAAGTTTTTTGAAGGTTCTCCGATGTCTAAAGGAATTCTTCAATTCGATATGTGGGGATTAAGTGAAACTGATTTATTTTTGGATTGGTCATTACTAAAAGAAGATGTTAAAAAATATGGTGTTTGTAATAGTTTGTTCACTGCTCAAATGCCTGTAGCGTCTTCAGCTAAGATTACAGGTTCATTTGAAATGACCGAACCAGCTCACTCTGCCTTATTTAATAGACGAGTTGTTGGAGGGGAAATATTAATCGTAAACAAATACTTAATTAATGATTTTGAGAAGATGGGCATTTGGAGTGAAGATTTGAAAAATGAAATCATTATGAATGAAGGGTCTATCCAAAATATTAATTTTAACAACTACCTTGACCCGGAAGATAAAAATTATCTTAAGAAAGTTAAAAGAGCTGAACACCTGATTAGTAAGTATAAAACAATTTGGGAGATATCTCAAAGAGAATTGATTGATATGGCGGCAGACAGAGCACCATTCGTTGACCAATCACAATCAATGAATATCTATATGGCTAATCCAACATTATCAAAAATTACATCATCACATTTCCATTCATGGGAAAAAGGTTTGAAAACTTTATGTTATTATGTAAGAACTAAAGCGATTTCAACAGGAGCAAAACACTTGGCGGTTGATGTTTCAAAAATACAACAAGTTAAAAATAAAGTCGAAATACCTAAAGTGGATATTATTAATACATCGGTTAAACCCGAAGATAGTCCATTTGAATGTTTCGGTTGTTCTTCTTAAAATAAAAATCCCAACATATGTTGGGATTTTCTTTTTTAATCTATTTATAAGAAAAAACAGAAGGGTATATTTATAGTTATGGCTAATGGTGTTACATATGGTATTAATTTTCCGTTTAGAGATTCTCTAAGAGGAGACTACTTACAATTAACAGAATTACAATCAGAAGAAATTAAAGCTGATTTAATTCATCTATTGTTAACTAGAAAGGGTTCGAGATATTTTCTACCTGAATTTGGAACAAGATTATATGAATTTCTTTTTGAACCATTTGATGGATTAACATTTAATGCTATTGAATCTGATATAAGAGATGCGATTGAAAACTTTATGCCAAATTTATTGGTTAATAGTTTAAGTATAACACCGGCCGACCCACAAGAAGAAGTTGATATTGCAACAGGTCAAAATTTTGTGGGAACAAGTGAATCGTCAGTATATCGATTTCCGGGAAAAGGAACTTCAGAATATACTGCAAAAATAAGGATAGATTACTCAACCAATGGTTCTACTTTTGGTCAAAGTGATTTTGTGATTATTAATATTTAAATAAGATGGCAAACAACAGAATATCATACGCTAGTAGAGATTATCAGTCGATTAGAACTGAACTTTTAAATTATACTAGAACATATTACCCTGAATTAATCCAAGACTTTAACGACGCTTCGGTATTTTCGGTATTTCTTGATTTAAATGCTGCGGTTGCAGATAATCTACATTATAATATTGACCGAAGTATTCAAGAGACGGTTCTACAATATGCTCAACAAAGGTCGTCAATTTATAATATAGCAAGAACCTACGGGTTAAAATTACCGGGACAAAGACCATCTGTTTCATTGGTAGACTTCTCAATCACAGTTCCTGCTTTTGGGGATAAAGAGGATGAGAGATATCTTGGAACATTGGCTCGAGGGTCTCAAGTTGTTGGTGCGGGTGTTGTATTTGAAAATGTTTATGATATTGATTTTGCGTCACCATATAATGCTCAAGGATTCCCAAATCGTTTAAAGATTCCAAACTTCAATGCTAATAATATTTTAATAAATTACACAATAACAAAGAGAGAAATTGTTGTGAATGGTATTACTAAAGTTTTCAAGAAGGTTATTGGTGCGAATGATGTTAAACCTTTCTTTGAATTATTTTTACCTGAAAAAAATGTTTTAGGAATTACAAGTGTGTTATTGAAGAATGGAACAAGCTATACCAATACTCCTACAGTTGCAGAATTTTTAGGTTTGGATAATAGATGGTATGAGGTTGACGCATTGGCTGAAGATAGGGTATTTGTTGAAGACCCGACAAAAGTATCTGACCAACCGGGTATTAAAGTTGGTAGATATATTCAAACCCAAAATAGATTTATTACTGAATATACACCGGAAGGATTTAAAAAAATGACATTTGGAGGAGGAACTAATACTGCTCAAGACCAATTAAATCAATTTACAACTTTAGGGACTACATTAGAATTACAAAAATATTCAAATAACTTTTCATTGGGGTCAACTTTAACTCCAAATTCGACATTATTTATTCAGTATAGAGTTGGAGGGGGATTGGCAACTAACTTGGGAACAAATGTTATCAATCAAATTGGAACTGTATCGTTCTTTGTTAATGGTCCATCAGAAACAACCAATTCATCTGTTGTTAACTCATTGAGATGTGTCAATGTAACCGCAGCGGTTGGAGGGGCAGGTATTCCATCATTGGAAGAAATTAGAAATTATGTTTCATTTAACTTCTCAGCACAAAAAAGAGCGGTAACCGTTCAAGATTATGAATCATTAATTCGAAATATGCCGGCTCAATTCGGAGCACCGGCTAAAGTATCAATTACAGAAAATGATAATAAAATTTTAATTCAAATATTATCATATGACACTTCAGGTAAGTTAACAAACATTGTTTCAAATACTTTGAGACAAAATATTGCAAATTATTTATCAAACTATAGAATGATGAATGATTATATTTCAATCTTTAGCGCTGAAGTTATTGATTTAAGTTTGGATGTCTCAATAGTGTTAGATTCGGCTCAAAATTCAGGACAAGTAATTTCAAGTGTTGTTGATAAAATATCTGCATATTTTAATGCACAAACAAGACAATTAGGGCAGAATGTTTATTTATCTGAACTTAGAAGTTTAGTTCAAAATACTAATGGGGTATTGACGGTTGCAAGTATGGATGTATTTAATGAGGTTGGAGGGCAATACTCTTCAGCCGAAACTTCAATGACTTATAGGGACGAAGCGACAAGATTAATTGAACCTGTTGATGATACAATTTTTGCACAACCTTCACAAGTTTATCAAGTTAGATATCCGAATAAGGATATTAGAATTTCGGTTAAAAATTTCCAATCAGTTACTTTTTCATAAAAAGTTCACTTTATTTTTCTTTAGTTTATTATTTAGTGGTGTGAGCGTTTTAAAAATCTCTCATAAACTATTTATAAATTAAAGTAACTTGATGGGTCAATCATATAGAATAAGAACTGAATTAGGGGTTAATAAATCGATTAACGTACAACTAGACCAAGAGTTTGAATTTTTAGAGATTTTATCTTTAAAACTTCAACAAGAAGACATCTATACAAAAAGTTGTGCCGAATATGGGGTAGTTGTAGGTAGAGTAACTGCAAATAATGGATTCGGAATACCTAATGCTAGAGTTTCAATTTTTATCCCAATAGATTCGGTAGACGAATCAAATCCTATAATTTCAAGTATATATCCATATAAATCACCAAGTGATAAAAATGAAGATGGTTATAGATATAACTTACTTCCGTATGAAAAATCATATTCAACTCATGCTGCAACAGGGACATTACCATCAAGATTAGATGTTTTGACGGGTGGTACCGCAGTTGAAATTTATGACAAATATTACAAATTTAGTGTAAAAACTAATGAAAGTGGTGACTATATGATAATGGGAGTCCCACAAGGAGAACGGACTATAGTTATGGATGTTGACTTATCCGATATTGGAGAATTTTCTTTAACACCTCAAGATTTAATTAGAATGGGATTAGCAACCGAATCCCAAGTTGCCGGAGGAAGATTTAGAACATCAAATGATTTAAATTCTTTACCTCAAATTATTAATCTTGTTAAAAATTTAGAAGTATCTCCATTATGGGGAGACCCTGAATTATGTACTATCGCAATTAACCGAGTTGATTTTGATTTGAGAGATGATGCAAATGTCGACATCCAACCAACATCGGTATTCATGGGGTCAATTTATTCTACTGCTGACACATATAGAATTAGACCAAACGCAAAACCTGCGGATGATATGGGTAATCTTTGTGCATTAGTTGCGGGACCCGGACAAATTTTGGCGATTAGACAAACAATTTACCAAGATAATGAAGGTAATCCTGTGTTAGAACAACATCAGTTAGAACAATCCGGAAATATTATCGATGGGAATGGAGTTTGGTTAACTGAATTACCTATGAACTTGGATTATTTCATTACCAATGAATTTGGTGAAAAAGTTTTATCTAATGACCCAACAATTGGTATACCAACTAAAGCAAAATATAGGTTTAAGATAAAATGGCAACAATCACCTGGTTTAACTGAACAGGTGAGGAGACCATACTATTTAGTTCCAAATATTAAAGAATATGGATGGGGCTTAGGTGCGGTGAGTGATGTAGTAAAACAACAAAGTTCATATTATTTTGGATTGGCGTGGAGTGGATATACTAATGGGTTTCTTCCCGGAAATCAAAAAAATAATAGATTAAATGAAATTATTAATTGTGAGGATACTTTTTATGAATTC